AAGCGACTCGAGTCCATGATGCAGGACGCAGGCTCAGCCCTCTCCATGATCACCTCCGGCGACACCGAGATTCAGTTCGTCGAGTCCGGCAAGGGCGACGCCTTCAACGTCTACGACCAGCGCATCAATCGCGCCAACTCAGAGCTCTCCAAGCTCATCATCGGCCAGACCATGACCATCGAGGACGGCTCCTCCCTCTCGCAGTCCCAGACCCACCTGCAGGTCTTCATGAACCTCGTGGAGAAGGACCGCAAGCTGATTCGCAACGTCGTCAATAACCAACTCATTCCCCGCATGGCTGCCCTCGGCTTCCCCGTCGATGGACTCCGCATGGAGTGGGACGACGCCGTCGACTACACCCCCGAGCAGCAGCTGGCCTTCGAGACCATGATAGCCGACCGCTACGAGGTCGACCCCAAGTATTTCGAAGACAAGTACGGTCTCCCTGTGGGCGAACGTCGCAACGCCGCCACCAATTTTTTCGACTAAGCCCTGCTGACTATGCAGGGCTCCATCGCCGCTATCGCCGTCTCCTCGCCCCCAATGGAGAGCTGCGCCTCGCCGCCTCCGGGGATAAGGACCTCCCCACCGACCTCTACCGTCAGCTCTCCACCAAGTTTGACGCCATGATGCGTGCCCTCTTCCGCCAGCAGGGCGCCTCCTTCTCCATCTCCATCCTCCGCGCCGACGAGGTTCAGGACTTCGTCCGCTCCCACGCCGACGCCCTCGACGGTGCTTTCCGTCAGGTCTCCATGTCCGACGATATGCGCCGTCAGCTGCAGTCCTCCGACTTCATCTTCTCCGGCCTCAAGACCTTCCACGAGCTCAACGAAGCCTTCCCCTCCCTCGTCGATGCCGACGGTCGTCGCAAGCCCTTCGAACAGTTTTTGAACGACGTTCGTACCGTCGACCGGACCTACAACTCCCAGTACCTCCGCGCCGAGTACAACTTCGCCAACGCCTCCGCCGAGATGGCTGCCAAGTGGGAGCAGTTCGCCGCCGACGGCGACCGCTACTACCTCCAGTACCGCACTGTCGGCGACGACCGTGTCCGCCCCGAACATCGCGCCCTGCACGGTATCACCCTCCCCGTCGACGACCCCTTCTGGGACGAATACTATCCCCCCAACGGCTGGAACTGCCGCTGCACGGTCGCTCAGGTCCGTAAGTCCAAGGCTACCCCCTCCGACCCCCAAGAGGCCCGTCTCCGCGGCGCTGAGGCCACAGCCAACGACCGCCGCGGAATGTTCCGCTTCAACCCCGGCAAGGAGAAGGTCACCTTCCCCAAATACAACCCATACACCATCTCCCGCTGCCGCGACTGCGACCGCGCTAACGGTAAGTCCAAACTCGCCAAAGAGTTCCTTAATGAGGGCCAGCTCTGCGAGGCCTGCGCCTTCATACGTTCTTGCCGACAGGCAGAACAGACACGCAAGCTATCCGGCAAGGAAAGGGAACAGATACGCCACTCGGCCGACGAGTGGGCCAAACGGCATCTGGCCCCAGTCACACTGGAAGGGGACCAGCTATCGAAGCAACTTAAGTTAACTGTGAAGGAGACTGCCGACGAAATCATTGTCCGCAGAAGGTTCTTCGGCGAAACTTTCGCCAAGAATAAGCAAAACGAAAAGCTCGCTGAGACTATGGAATTAGCCACACTCGTCTCCGAGTGGCTGCCATCAGCGCGATATGTTGGTTTGGAAAAAGGGCGTGACCACAACTGCCAGTTCAAAGTGTTTGAAGCCTCTTACAACGGTGTGAATATCGAATTTAAGGTCAGGGTGTCCGAGGGCAATATCATCCACACAATGAAAATAAAAACGGACTGAAGTTGATCCGAAGCCTGCACGCATTGCTGCGCCGACATGTGAAGCAGTTCAGTCCGTTCGCTGCAAATATACCGTTTATTCCCCCAGTTCCAAACAAAACATCCAAAAATCTGTCGGTTTTTACGGCTTATTGGGCCTTTTAGCCCTTTGTGCCCTTAAAAATAATAATAAAAACGGACTGAAGTTGATCCGAAGCCGAACGCATTACTGCGCCGGCGAGAATCAGTTCAGTCCGTTCGCTGCAAAAGCACCAGATGGCGACGACTTCGGCTGACATACCAGTTCCGTCCACACATCCAGTGCTTTCGCTGCAAATATACCGACTTTTCTTGAATTCCAAATATATAACAAAAAAATTCGCGCCGCATCCCGTCATCCCGACGTCATGCGGCGCTTGCCATGATTCAAAATCCAAAATCGTCCATGAAACACACTCAGTATAAACACTAACCTTAAATCTTAACTCGACCTCTGTAGCTATAAACTTCTATGCTTTCCAAGAGCTCCTCGTGGTTGTGGTTCGTCAAGCTCTCCTGTAGCTGCAGCCGTCCGAACCTCGCGCCCGATAGCCCTTCTAATTGTTCCCGTATGCGGTCCAACAGTCCGAAGACGGCCAGCGATGCCTCGCGCTCTGCGCTCTCCGACGACGCCGACCCCGACCACTGTGTCACCACGTGTAGCCGCAGCGCCCCCCGTGTCTCCATCTCCCGTTCCTTCGTTCGGCTCCAGCTAATGGGGTCAAACTCCACAAACACCGCCGGTGTCGGCCACGCCGTCTCCTGCTCGATGAACTCCACGTTCTGATTCCATAGGTCCACCCATGCAATCTCCCCCATGGCCGTCAGCCGTGCCATCACGGCCTCGTAAATCTCCTTACGCATCGCTTATTGTAATTTGATATGTTTGAAGTATGCTGTCAAATTCTCCTCGATAATCTCTCGGGCCGATTGCTCCACCTCCGGCGCATAGCCCAAGAACGCCCGCTTCGGTATCCGTATCTTCTGCCCGACCCGCATCAGCGCCATGCACTTCCAGAACTCCGCCGCCGTCTCCAGCCGCTTCGTCCGCTTGTCCTGTCGGCGGCTGCCGTCCTTGCGGCGCCCGAACGACCCCGACGCTTCGTAATACTTCGCCCAGAAGTACCGCCGCATCCTTTCCGTCACCGCTATCTCCCCGCCCTCGTTGTGTATCGCAGCGTAGGGCAGTGTGCTCGTGAAGACGATGCTGTCTCCCTCTATGCGGCTCCCGATGCTCCGGCGCAGCGCCCCGGTGTCCACCAAGGTCGTCCCGCCCGGACGCAGCGGGCTGCGTCGCCTTTGCCACGCTTCGCTAAAGAAGCCCTGCCTTTCGAAGTTCTTGTCGAACTCATCCGTCAGCTCTACCCGCAGGTCCCGCAAGATGTTGCGGACTACCGCCTGCATATCGCCTCCCGTTTCTGCCATCTTCCTCGTTCGCTTTAGTCAAACAGCGTCAGCTCCATCGCCGCCTCCATGCTCCGGCTCGCCGGTGCTTTCAGTAGGTTGTACAGCGTCCGTTCCGAGATCATGTACGTCGGCCAGATATACCGCCGCCAGATTTCCCGGTTCGATAGCCCCGTCTGTACGTAGCGGTCATAGATTTCGTTGATGTCGTGAACCCGCTTCTGGTAGCTCACGCCCCGGCGTCTCTCTCTCATCTGCTGCTTTTCGTTTTTCTATATACAAAGATAAGCCCTTTTTCCTTACTTCGCTCAATATCATGCTATTATTTTCGCTATTAAGCCATTTTTATCGCAAAATTGTCCTATATAACGGGGCGAGGCCCGGTCGTCTCCCGACGCCCGAGCCTCTAAAGTATTTTAATAACAATAACCAAATAAATTTACTCAATAGCGTGCCCGAAAGTCCAAGTGCCCCTTTCGGGCCTATACGGCCTTGCCGGTGGGGAGGGGGGGGGAGTGCGGCCTCCGGATTCCCTTTCGGGCCTATACGGCCTTTGGGGCCTTTCTGCCACACGCCCCGTGGCCTCATGCCTCCGTCTCCTCCGACTTCGGCTCCACGAAGAACGTCTCGTCCTGCGCCACCATGATGCCGCAGCGCTCCAGCTCTGCGCCCACCTCCTCGCGGTCCGCCAAGAGTTTATCCTTCGCAATCTCCTCCGTCCGGCGTAGGTAGTTGGGCAAGAACTCGCGCACCAACTGCAGCGCGCTCGCCCACGTGAACCCCTTCAGCGTCTTCAGCTTCGGCGTTCCCGTGCGGAACCCTATCGTCCCTTGCGCCATCTCCAGGCTCTTCTTCTTCGCGAACAGCTCCTCCTGGTGCTCCGTCGCGTAGGCGTGCAGTAGCTCAAACGCCTCGTCCCGGCGCTTCCCAAGCGTCTCTATCTGTCCGGCCCGTGCGTCGCGTATCCGGACGCACTCCAACTCTATCTCCGCCGTCACTTTCGTCAGTTCGGCCACGGCCTCTGCGTATTCCTTAAACGCCTCGTCGGCCATCTCGCGCGTCGTCCCCATGACGACTACTTTCTTCACTCTTTTCGTACTCATTTTTTTGTGTTGTTTTTACTGTGATAATGATTCGTTCTTGTGATGATTCTCTCTATGTCGGCGTCAAGGAGCTTAATCCTCCGTCGCCTCCCGATAAACGTCGCAGGCCAGTTCCTCCAAGGCTCTTACCCCCTGATAAGTCCCGTCTGCCTCTCGTTCCTCCGCCGGAAGGCTCTCCTCCAATGCGGTCCGAAACGCTCCGAGCGTCTCTACCACCCGCTCCAGGTAGTCGCCCACCGTCGCGCGTATCATCTCTGCGTCTGCCAGGCGTCTCAGCGCCTCTGCTTCTTCGGTTCGTTGTCTTGTCTCCATAGCTCGTGATGTTTTTTAAGGGGCAACTTCTTCCTCCGGTTCCACGGCCGAGCGATATTTGCGAGCCGTGTGCGCCACGCGCGCCAACAGCCGCTCGCCCTCCTGCTCCGATAGTTGTAGGAAGTCTGCGATTTCCGCTAAGACGATGCCCGTCGCCGTGACGACGTGTGGCGCCTTCCGTCCTTCAAACACGCGGAGCAGTTCCGCGCGTATCGCCATCACTTCACGCCCGATTTCTTCGCGGCGCTGCTGCTCTGCTTCTCTGTTTTTTTCCATTGTCTTCTACTTGTTTTTATGGTGAATAAATAAAAGTCGGTCCGTGCCGTTTAGTCCGGGCTTTCGGGAGTATCCTCGGCCGCCGAAGCTCCCGTCGTTTTTGGAGCTTCCTGACCTGCTTTCTAAGGCGCGGCCGCGGCATCGTACATTATGACCCGGAATTATCTCAGCCTCCGCAAACAAGGCAGGCCCGGACCGACCGTGTTCTAATTCTCTTCCTCGTCGAAGAGGTAAGGCCCATCATACAAGAGCCGTTCCATCTCCGCTTTGATACCTTCCAAGACGCGCCGATACGCAGCCGCGTCCAAGTCCTGATTCTGTTCGTAGATCATCCCGACGATCACTCGAACTCTTTTCTTTTCGTCTGTCATTGTTGTGTTGTTTGAATGTTGTTATAATGTTGCAATAATGTTGTTGAATGGCCTTTGTATCCTTTGTGCCTTTTGTGACCTTTTGGGCCTTTGAGGCCTATCGCCCCTTTTGTCCGGAATGGCTGCCTTACTTCATAGCCCCTAAGGCCTCTGCGCCCACCTGTCGGGTCACCTTCTCCAGCCCTCCGTGTCGCTCTATCATGTAGAGCTTCACCCGTAGCTTCGCCAGTTCCTCCACCGTCAGGTGCGCAAACTCTTTCCCCGCGATGCGCCCGTCCCTGCAGAACGCGTTCACCCGGTCCCACTGCGTCGTGTCCACGCCCAACCGCTGCATCTGCCCTAAGACGCGGCTCCGTTCCTTCCGGCGGGCCATCTCGTTCACTGTGACGCCCTCCATCGTCCTGCACATCAGCTGATACTCATCCAGCCGCATCTCCCGCAGGTGCTTGGTCCGGTGCAGCGTGAACCGCCACACCCATTCCTCTTTCACCTCCGTCGTGCTCCCACAGTGCCCCATCACCATCAGCTGATGCAGCAGCGCATAGAAGCGTGCAAAATTCTTCACCTCCGGTGCTGCCGTAGTCTGCGCAGCCTCCGATGTTTCCGTTTGTGTTTTCGTTCTTTCCATTGTCGTAAGTGTAAAATGTAATAGTAGTTTTGTGAATAGCGTGCAGCTCCATGCCCCGTCTGGCCTTTGTCTCCGTGAAGCCCGGTGAGGCCTTTGGGGCTTTTAGGGCCTTTTCGGCCTTTAAGGCCTACTGCCCCTCGGCCGTCGCCTCGGGCCGCACCGGCAGGTTGTTCGTCACCTTCAAGACCCCCTCGTTCCAGACCGTGAACCGCACGCCCGGCTCCGGGATGAATCGTCCCTGACAGAAGGCCTCATAGCCGATGACGCGTATCTTCACGCCCGCCAGGTACTTCAGCCTTTCCGCAGGCTTGCCCATAGGTCGGCCCTTCGACTCCTGCGAGATATAGATGAAACTCTTGTGGGGAAACTGCTTGTGCAGCGCCTCCGCCTGCTCATAGCTGAACTTCGAGTGCTGGAAGCTATCCACGATGACGAAGCTCGGCCCCTTCGGCCGCTTCAGGCGCTCCACCAACTCCTCGTACGTGTCCGAGTCTACCACTCGGAACCGTCCCTGACGCTCCCCCATGTGGAAGCGCTCCAGGCGCGCTTGGAACGACTGGCTCGTCAGTTCCTCATAACTCATGTACAGCACCACGCCGTACTCGCATAGCTTCTTCGCCAGTTGCATCGTGAAGCTGCTCTTCCCCGAGGCCGACGCCCCGCTGATGAACCACACCTCGTTACGTTCCGGTTCCCCGAAGCACTGCTTCCATTCCCCGTCCCACGGTATCGTCTTGTAGTTTTTCTTCAGTATGTCCTTCGGACTATATGCTCTTTTCATTGTTTCGCTTATATTTGCCGTAAATGTTTTTCACGTTCAATTCGAATCTGATGATGACGCTTATCGCAAAAGTTACAATCGCTCAGCCCCGAGCTGACAGTAGGGATTTACGTCAGGTCGCTGACTTCTTCCGCTCTCAGTGTGTTCCGGGGTTCGTTCCAAGTCAATGTTGGTCCGAAGAATCGTTCTTCTATTCCCCTGATGAGGAAGCTGAAGCCTCCGGAGTGGAATATCCAGGCTTAGTCTTAACACTCCGCCGTCCCTGTCGTAGCTGTCACAATGCAATGCTTGTGGCGCAGATAATTCAATCCTTAGCTCTATTGTGCGACCGTATCTACGACCAGCACTTTTCTTTTGAACTTGTCTCTTGCTCATAGCCTTATTGTCTTTTCAGTTTCTCAATCTCTGTGTACACCCGTCGCAGCCCGCCGGCCGTCTTACGCGCTAAGGCAGCCACGTCCGTCCCCTCCGGAGCGTTCACCCGCGCCACGGCCACCGCCTGACGCATCAAGAACTTCTCACGCTCCTTGCCGTCCTCCGGCGTCACGCGGCTGTATCGGTCGCCGTATCGGCTCAGCATCTCCGTGTAGCCCACGCGCTTGTATTCTATCGACCTGTTGATCTTCTCCTTCAGCCCGTCCGCACCCATCATATACCAGGCGCAGCACCGCTCCGTAGCGTTCCACAGCGCCTTCAGTTCCAGGAAGGCCTCATTCTGCAAGTCCCCCGCCTCGTCCAGGATAATCATCGGGTGGTCGATGTAGCGCAGATAGTAGACCAGATTGTCATACACCTCGCTGTACACCCCCTTGTTGTCCACGCCGAACTCCGTCGCAATCTTGCGGATCAACTTGCATCGCGTCTTCACCTGCGAGCAGTCCACATACACCGCGTTTGCATTCCGCGCCACATACTGTCGCGCCGTGTACGTCTTCCCGATGTTCGGCAGGTCGCAGAGGATAGCGCTCAGCCCACTCTCCTGGCAGGCCTTCAGCTGGGCCGTCACGAACTCATACGTCTCCGTCTTCGCCGGACGCCACTCCATCTCCCCGCGGAGGTTAACCCCCAACTTGCGGGCCACCGTCACCCACATCGCGTCGCTCATCATGCGCTCCGTCTTGCCGTTGCGCAGCGCGCTGTACACGCTCGTACTGATGCCCAACGACGCAGCGTGCTTCGCGTCGCTCGGATAGTTCGCGCGATTCGCTTCTATCGCGCTCAAAATCTTCTGTTGAATCTCTGTTGTAATCATAGCATTACTCTTTTTTTTAGTGTTTCCTGTTATAAACTGTCAATGCCGCGTGCCCCTGCGTCCGCTCCCGTAGGCAGCAGCCATTCCTCTTCCCGCTGCGGCTCAATGGGCGGCAGTGCGGCCGCCGGCGGCTCGCTCGGCAGCGGCACCCGCGGCTTCTCGGCGATGCCCACCCGCCGGATCGCGTGCTCGCTGACGTAGCCCGTGAACTCCGACACCTTCTTACGCTGCTCCACGAACACCTCTCGGTCGCGCTCCGTAGCCTCCGCCGCTGCCGTGTTGTACGTCCCCACGTTCTGCAGCTGGTCCACTAACTGGTCATTCTGGTAGATATAGACCTCCTCAACCTCGCCCGTGTCACTACGCAGCAGGTAGGCGTCCACCTTGTAGTTGTTCGGCGCTAAGCGTTCCAAGACCTTCGTACTGCTCAGCCACCAGTCCGTGTACTCCACCCTGCAGTAGCTGTTCCTTCGGACCGACGTCTCCACGTGGTCCCCGATGTACTTAGCCATGATAGCCTTGTTCAGCGGCTGCAGTGCCGGGTTCAGATTCGCCACCAGGACGTCCCATCGCGTCATGCCCGGATACTTCTTCTGATTCGTGTGTAGCGCCCTATTGTACTGGCGTATGTCCTCGATGTCCTCGGCGATGAGCTGCTCCCAGCTGTAATACTCATAGTCCTCATAGCGGTCATTCTCCTCGTCGAAGACCTTCTGACTCTCCGTCCGGTAGCGCGACTTCTTAGCGTAGAAACGGCCCACGCCCACGTGGTTCCTATGCTCCACGCTGCGCTTCTTGGCGCCGTTGAAGGCCTCGGCCGTCTTCTCCTGCGAGTTCATCGGCGCGCAGAAGTGGACGAAGGGGAACATCGTCCCCGCCTTCAGGAAGCTCTCCCGCCATTGGCTCATCAAGTGATTCTCGACCTCCACCTCGGCCGGGCAGCCCCAGCCCATGCGGTCAATCAATCGGAACATATTGCGGAACATCTCCACCACCAGGTCCACGTTCTTCTTCCTGTTGTAAGCGTAGCCGATGCAGCACTGACTCGCCACGTCGTAGGCGTAGTAGGCCTTCGGTCGTGCCTTCGTGTCCCGCAGCTTACGCGGCAGGTCACGGTCGTCGAACGTCACCTTCGACAGCGAGAACTCCGGAGCGTGCCTGTGCATGTGCGGCATCGACTCGTGCATGAAGGTCGTGAACGTATTCAGCCGCTGCTCAATCAGGACGCGGTTCTTCGGCTTCGTCAGGTAGTTCGTCACCGTCGACTCGCTCAGGACCATCGGCTCGCCCTCGGCCGTCTCGAAGTCCTTCGGCTGGAACAGCTCCCCCGTCTGCGGGTCGTAGATGTCCAGCTCCCCGCACACGAACTGATTATACAGCTCCACCACCTGCGGCACCGTCGGTCGGTTCGGCAAGACGGCTATCGACAATATCAACTGCTCCGCCTTCAGGTCCACCTTCCGCGCCGACTGGTTGCCGAACTTGCCGCTGATCAGCGCTCCGTAGCCCTCCCGTCGGTACTCAGCCACCTTCTTCCTGAACCGCAGCGTCGAGGTCGGCAGCGTGTGCCCCACCTGTCGGCGCAGGCTCTCGATCGTCGCCGCCATCATCTCCCAGTCATACCCGCGGCCCATCAGCTTATTGATCAAGACCCCGTTGTCATGCAGCTTGATGCAGCAGTTCAAGACCGAAGCGTTCACAATATACTCATGCTTCCGCTCCTCGCTCAGACCCACGCCCGTGCGCTCCAGGTCGTTGAAGAAGACCACCGCCCCCTGGTCCAGCTCGTAGTTCGAGCGCACCCAGCTGTCCAGCATCTGGCGGTCCCCCTGTGGATAAGCCCTGTAGACCCGCTCCTTGAAGCGGTCCGGCAGCGACTCCACGGTCACGAGAGCGTAGTTGCCCGGGCCCTTGCCCTGCCGCGCTATCTTCAGGCGGTTCTCACGCGCCATGCGCTTGTAGTTGGCCTCGCTCATCACTCCGCCTTCTACGAGCTCGTGCATCGTGATGCACCATCTTCCCTCGTAATACTCCATATTGCGTGCACTCCTCGTCATGCCGTCACGTGCTTCATGTTCAGACTCCCGGCCCACTGCTGTATGGCCTCGATGTCGCTCACTAGGACACCCTCGTACTGGCGCACCAGGTGCTCGCCGGCGTAGACCCGACACCACCCGAACTGCTTGCTGAAGACCAGCAGCACCCCGTTGTCCAGCGTCTGCACCATGCAGCCATTCGCGTCGTGCAGTGTCTCCACCACTGGCAGCTCCCTGACCTCCACGCACCCGTGCTGGCGCGCAGCCTTCCTGATGCGTCGTGCCAAGTCGCTGTCCCGCTCATACGAGATAGCGCCCCACACCATCCTCCGCGTGCACTGGAACACGTCCACTAAGAAGTCGATGTCCTCCCGCGTCGCCGCGATGCGTCGCTTCTGCTCTCGCTCCGTCGGCAGCACAGCCTCCGGCGCCATTACGTTCGTTGTCCCTGTTGTCATTGTCCTTGTTTCCATAGTGTTTATCAGTTTTAAGTTGGAATATTCGTTTTCTTTGCCGCCGTCACAGGGCCAGAGTCCGCGTCTCTACGCCGCCCTTACCCTCGACGCATATCAACAATAATCTGTACAACCATGAGCGTTCAAAATTATCTTCTAAAATCGTCTGTATCCGCCGAAGAGATACGCATGGACTTCCGTCCTGAAGAGGTGTCACAACTCTATAAAGCTTTACGAGCCTTAGGACCTGCCGCATACCTCGCTTTCGTGAAGGATAATCTCGCAGACATCCTGCGATACATCTCGCTATCCCTATCTCAACGTCGTCAAAAGAAGTGGTCAGCCCACCCCAATGCGCTGCTTCTTCGCTTTGCAGCACTCCAAGTATCCGAGTCAGTTCTTCAGCTCCAAGCTTACTTGTCCGACGTAACCACGCTGGTTGACGGAGGCTCCTATCGGAAGTTTCACGCCGAGTTTGCCAAGAACGTAATGTACTGGCTCTTCTCCCAGCCGCTGCGTTCGTTCCCGTTCGAGAATTACGGGAACCCGTTCTTCTGATTTTTTCTCTGCTCATATTCTCTCGTTTATGTTTGTGTTTTTCGCGTCGCTTTCGTAACTTTGGCGCGTCGTTCGTTCGTGAACGTCGCTGCAAATATAGGAAATTTTCTATCCATCCAAATGTTTTGTGAGGAAATTTTCTATTTTCAACCAAAAATAATTGTCTTCAGGTATGATTTTACAGAGAATCAAAGATTATATAGACAGCAAAGGAATAACTATAGCCGCTTTTGAGAAGAGTGTAGGCATGTCTAATGCTTCATTCGGAAAATCTCTAAAGAACGATGGCGCTATTGGTACTGATAAGTTAGAAAAAATTCTAATCACATACAGCGACATTAACCCAAGCTGGCTGCTGACAGGCGAGGGATCTATGCTAAATTGCCAACTTGGAGATGACAATTCTCCCGAAATCGCAACAAATCCCGATAATCTTCCCGCTGATGGGCGTCCAACGGCCACGGCTGCACCCTCTGTAGATCCATCCGTGGGCATCCCCCTCATCCCCATCGACGCCATGGCCGGATACCTCCGTGGCGAGGTCTCTGTGACGGAGGCCGAGTGCGACCGATTCGTCATCCCCGGCGTCGTCGCTGACTATATTATATCTGTACGTGGCGACTCCATGGTCCCCCTCTACTGCTCCGGCGACCTCGTGGCCTGCCGCCGCCTATCCCTCACCGACATCTTCTTCCAGTGGGGCAAGGCCTACATCGTCGACACCTCCCAGGGCGTCGTCATCAAGCGCCTACGACCGGGCAGCACCCCCGACACCATAACTTTTGTCTCCGAGAACCCCGCCTACGACCCCTTCGAGCTTCGCCGCGAGGAGATCTACCACGTCTCTCTGGTCACGGCCCTCGTCCGCATCCTCTGA